AGAACGTATTGCATTTGATCTAGACTATTTCAACAAGATAACCAAAGGTGGAGTGCCTAAGAAAACACTCAACATTGCACTTGCTGGTACTGGTGTTGGTAAGTCGTTGTTCATGTGTCACTGTGCCGCTGCAAACCTTACAGACAATAAGAACGTCTTGTATATTACTATGGAGATGGCAGAAGAACGTATTGCAGAACGTATTGATGCAAACCTATTGAACATACCAATAGATCAGATAGAAAACCTTTCGAAGAACATGTTTGCTGAGAAAGTAAATGAAATCAAAACAAAAACTAATGGTCAGTTGATCATTAAGGAGTATCCCACTGGAGCTGCAAACGTCAATCACTTTCGTGCATTATTGAATGAGTTGAAACTGAAGAAATCGTTTGTACCAGATGTCATCTATATTGACTATCTAAATATCTGTTCATCTGCAAGGATGAAAGCAATGGGGGGATCGATCAATTCATACACGTACATTAAAGCAATCGCAGAAGAAATGCGTGGACTTGCAGTCGAGTTCGACTTACCGATCTTCTCTGCAACGCAGACGACGAGGAGTGGTTTCTCTTCAAGTGATCCTGGGTTGGAAGACACAAGTGAGTCTTTTGGATTACCCGCAACTGCCGATTTCATGTTCGCACTCGTATCATCAGAAGAACTAGATCAACTAGGACAGATAATGGTCAAACAGTTGAAGAACAGATATAACGATCTAAATGCATATAAACGTTTTGTTGTTGGGGTAGACAGATCTAAGATGCGACTGGTTGACGCAGATGAAACACAACAGAATCTAGTAGAGGATAAACCAGCATTTGACAAGTCTGACTTCGGTCAGGGTCAAGAAGCAGAAGACGACAAATTTAGGGATTTCAAACTATGAAAGCACGACTAATCGCATGCACACAGGCACACAATGCCATAGAACTAGAATCCGCACAGGATCTTATTGCATACTGTGCAAGGGTATCCAATCCAGCCAATCAAATGAACACAGAAACCAGTGAGAAACTAATCAAGTATTTGATTAAACACAAACACTGGTCACCTCTAGAGATGGCAAGTGCGACTATGGAAGTAGAGACTACACGTGATATCGCACGTCAGTTGTTACGTCACAGATCATTCTCATTTCAAGAGTTCTCACAGAGATACGCAGATCCTACTAAGGAGTTAGACTCTACGTTTGTTCTTAGAGAAGCAAGACTACAGGACGCAAAGAACAGACAGAACAGTGTAGACAGTAACGATGAAAAGTTACAGATGTTGTGGTCTGCCCAACAGAACAAAGTAATCACTGCCGCAAAAGAAGCATATAAATGGGCAATAGATAATGGTATAGCAAAAGAACAGGCAAGGGCAGTTTTACCAGAAGGTAATACCAAGTCTACGTTATATGTAAATGGAACACTACGTTCTTGGGTTCATTACATAGAATTACGTTCTGCAAATGGGACACAGAAAGAACATATGGAACTTGCAATAGAATGCGGTAAAGCAATTGCAGAGATATTTCCATTGGTGAAGGATTTAAAATGACTGAAGTTGTAATAAAGAATAAGAAACTATTGAAACAACTTGATCAATTTACTGATATATTTTTTGGTATAGATGGATATGATGATAAAAAATATTGGGTTCGTGATCCTGCTGACGCGGTAACTAACGGTGAGTTATATTGTAGTGATGAATATTTTCATAAGCAAAAAGCGTTAGGTGATGCACATACAGGTTTCCCCGAACAACACTTTTCTCAACCAGTGGGACGAATGGCAGTTGAAGACCCAGACAAATGGAGAGGTATTCGTGATCTAGTTAGAATGAGATTTGCGGAAACTCTCGGTGTTCATTCTGCGGCACTGTTTAACTACTATCCAAAAGGTGGACATGTAGGTTGGCACACAAATTGGAATGCACCTGCATATCAGATTCTATTCACATGGTCTAGGACTGGTGATGGATATTTCAGATATCACGATCCCGTTAAAGATGAGATTGTTACAATACAGGATACAAAAGGTTGGGCGTGTAGACACTATTACTTCGGTGCAAAAGCAGAACCAGAACATCATTGTTGGCATGCGGCATATGCTGGATGTGATCGTATTACACTTGCATACAAATTCCACGGTGGCCCTGATGGGATGACTAGTGGTAAGGGAACAAAGAAAGACGATCTTGCACAAGACTTGAGAGATGATTTAATATATGAAATAGAGGAAGAATCATGATAAAAGACATATCAATTTATTACAAAAACGAAGATCTTAAAGAAAGAGCAGTGGTGAAATTTGACACAGAAACCACAGAGTTTTATGTAGATTATTATGATAAAGATCAAAACATATTTTACACTGAATTCTTTGAAGGTAAGTCTGTACATTTTATTGAAGATGCCGCCGAGAACTGGGCATTAGGGATAAAGAAATTGGATGGTAAAATGAAACAGGGAAGTTTGTTATGAGTGGGTTGACAAATCAAGACGAACATGTTACAATGGTTCTATCAGACATTTATAAGCAAAAGGAAGATGCGATGAAAGACGAAACAACTCTGGCGTTAGTTGCTACTATTCGTGTTCTAAACGAAACGATAGAGCATTTTAAAACGAAAATAAGACCTACTGCAACGGGTCATATACACACTACGATCAGTTGTCTTGAAAAAAGAGTAGAAGAATTGACAGGTGCAGTGACACATGCTTGATGAAGAACCACCACAAGGACGTGGCCCTGAGATGCATCGCAACGATACCAAAGCAAGTAGGGAATGGTATAACGCAGATGGTTCTAGTAACTACAGTTTGAGTGTTGAAGTACCTAAACCTAAACTACTTGTCATAGGTCATGGGAGACACGGTAAAGATACTGTATCAGAGATTCTATGTAAAGAGATGGATTTGCACTACCAGTCATCTAGTGAGTTCTGTGCAGGTCACGTGATGTTTCCAACATTATCCAAGAAGTATGGATACAAGACAGTCGAGGAGTGTTATGCAGACAGACATAACCACAGACAAGAATGGTATGAAATGATATCAGGTTATTGTGGTTCGGATCTTGCACGACTAGGTAGAGAGATATTCGAAAAGTTCGACATATACTGTGGATTGAGAAATAAACGCGAATGGTCTTCTATGAAGAACGAAGGTGTTTATGACTATGCAATCTGGGTAGACAGATCAGACTATCTAGAAAAAGAAGATGAAACTAGTAATAGTATGCAACCTTGGATGGCAGACTTCTTTATCGATAATAACGGTACAATAGCAGACCTAGAGTACAATGTAAAGACTTTAATAACACATAGGTTAATATGACACTTGTAGAACGATGGGGTTGGGAATACCATAATAACGGTTGGACTGTTATTGTCAGGGGTAGGATACAAGATCTAACCGATTTTGAGATAATAAAACTCGGATCAGTTGTAATGACACAGATGGTCATTGTATTTAAGAACCAAGACTTAACACCAGAAGAAGAACTTGCCTTTTGTAGAAAAATTGGTAAAGTTCAAAGTACGACACACGAACGTACCAAACACATATCATTACAGGATGGAATACTCAGAGTAACTGGGGAGAAGGATAAACACGGTGAAGAAGGTTTGTTTGGACACGTCAGTGCATTAGACTGGCATGCAAACCAACCATCGAATAAAAAACGTATGCCATTGATATGGTTGTACGGTCAGAAGGGTACAGAGGGTTCCAGAACATCTTGGATCAATATGATCGAAGCATATGAGAAGTTACCCACTAAACTAAAGAAAAAACTCGACGGTAAGAAAGCATACTTCGGATATGAGAGTGGTAAATATAGTACAAGTAGTTTTTTCCACGAACACGTGAACAGAGAGAATCTATTTTCAATAGTCATGGAAAACGATGCTGGTCTGAAAGGATTATACTTTCCATTCAATCAGATGTTTGGCATTGAAGGTATGGAACAGACAGAGTTCGAAGACCTAGTCAAAACGATAAAAGAACATGTAATGAAACCAGACTTTGTTTACCACCACGATTGGGAAGATGGAGATGTTGTTCTCTCGGAACAATGGCTGAGTATCCACAAACGATGGGAATTTGAAGGAATGCCCAACAGGATATTGCATAGAATCGCGTTCGATTATAGTAACATAATTACAACACAAGAATAGGCAAAAAACTGCCTATAAAAACTTATTTTATATAAATAATCTCATACTAACTATCATGAAAGGATTTAGTATGGAAGTAATAGCAAATGTAAAAGCATGGGCGTCTGGATTAGCAGACCTCGGTGTTAGCATTGCCGCGTTAGCAATCATTGTAGAAGTCCTCGGTATGGGTGCAATCCCATTCATGGGTGACATGAGCGTGATAAGCAACGTATCAAGCATAATGGCAAGCATTGGTTCAGAAGGACTAATGGGATTAGTTGCCGTATGGGTTCTATATTCAATATGGAACAGACGATAATTTAGTGTAACTATTTTATCACAGTGTATTTAAAAAAGATTTATATACTGGACACAGACGATTATTTATGGTTAAATAGTCGTATTAACATAGTTGACGAAACAACTTGAAAACGGAATGGACATGGGGGCAGTACCCATCTCCTCCACCATATACACTTTCTGCGTACTTACAGGTGCGTGGTGCTGTAACACCAAAAGAAGATGCTTGAACACGAGGGTTGGATGATGGGAAGTGTATTTGATGGGGGAGAAATAGAATCGACATACGTTGTAGGGAAGTGGAGACTATCGGTTGTTCTCCGTAATTGGAACAAAAAAGTAAACGCAAACGATAACTTTGCACCACGTGAATTCGCCCTAGCGGCTTAATTTAACGGAGTTGACGACTTACTTGGCAACAGAAAAGTCGTACAATCATTTTCATAACAAGGAAAAAAACATGAAAAGTTTAATTTTAGCAAGTGCATTAGTTGCAGTAACAGCTGTTTCAGCACAAGCAGAGGGTGGCGGATTACTGTCATCAATCAAACCAGACGCATCAGTAGAGTATGCGGTAAAAGCAAAAGCATGGTCAGGTGACGTTGGAGTAACTGCATCAGTAATGGGTATCACAGTTCGTCCAGCAATGGATTGGTCTTACTCAAGTGGTAACTCAATTGCGATCTCAGGATCTTCAATCAAAGGCACTATGCCAATCTCAGGTGGATTATCTGCTTATTCAAAACTATCTTTAACTAGCAAGTTTGAATACAGTGACGTTACCATTGGAATGGCATTTAGTTTCTAAAAAAGTAAAGGTTTATTATTATGGATAAAATCACTGAAATACTTATGAAGTTATTCAAAATAAAACTAAAACCACAGGTAAAATATCTATCTGGAAAAAAGTTCGACACTGAATAGTCGCGTCGGGGGTCTTGGTTAACCCCTATTTTCACGACCTATATACTACTTATGACAATGAAGAATAAAATACAACAATTAATACCGTGGATGTATCCTTGGAAAATAGGATACTTTCCAAGAATGATCTTCGATCGACCTCGAAATAAATTCTATTGGGAATTGCTCAAGCAATGTAAGGATAAAACCTGCGTTGATGTTGGATTTGGCACAGGCATTTTAACTCTGATAGCATTACACCACGGAGCAAAGCACGTAATTGCATATGAACAAGATCCAAGTGCATTTCAATTAGGAAAATATATTATAGAACGTTTGGGTTTCCATGACAAGGTTACTTTTGTCAACGAGAAATACAACACGACAAATCACCAAGACAGACACGTAGATTTAATCTTTCATGAAATTATGGGAAGAAATATCTGGAGAGAAGGTATTAGAGACACTTTTAGAGGAGAGACTACTAAAGTCGTGCCCTCTATAATGTCATGTAACATACGGCTGTTTGATGGTACTAACTCCTTACCACCTGCCCATAAAAGAAATTTAGAACTAATGGGTACTGTCCAACTGTCCACAGGAGTGGAATGGTTGGACAATACATTTACAAAAGTTTTAAGAGATCTATGGAAAGAAAACGATACGATTACGTATGATGATATTGGATACAGATCTGGTGAAATAATAGGACATTGGGAAATGGACATTAATAGTCATGTACCAGATATAATAGAAGTAGATATCAAGGCAGACGATGGTATTGTATTTACAGATTATTTTGCAGATGGATTTCTGTTGTCATCAGCAGATTCATGGCCGTATGACAAGAGTATTAGAGTCAATAAAAGTTTTACAAAATTTTATCAAAACACAAAAGATGGAAACTGGTGGTTAGAATGAACACTACATTTCTAAATGATATATTTCAAATACACAACTTTAAGTTTGATTTAACCGAACTAAAAGAAGAGATACGAGAAATAACCAAGTATCGATCTGACGCAAAAAATACCATTAATTGGACACAGTTTTCCTTACAAACGGATTCTTCTGATAAAAGGGGTATCAAATACAGTCAAGATGCAAATGGAAAAGCAAAGGGTAAAGGTGCAGACGAATGGGAACAATCGTTTAAACATCCGTTGTTTGATGCACCCATAATAAATTCCTTTATGGAACATTTCAAACTACACCGAACTAGACTTATGATACAAGAACCGAGAAGTGTTTTGACGTATCACAAAGACTGGACACAACGCATTCATTTACCTATAGATACACACGAAGATTGCATGATGCTTTTGCGTGATAAAGCATATCATCTAGAAGAGGGTAAAGTTTACTTCACTAATACAATCAAAAGACATACTGCATTTAACTGTCATAACTCTCTACGACGATTGCATCTTGTAGGATGTTTACCATTAAACACAAGGACTTGGGAATGAACGAACACAGGATAAGTGGCAAACAAAGAATTGCTATTGTAGGACATGGATTTGTCGGTAAAGCAATAGAATACGGATTTAATACAGTTGGTGTTGAATTAATGATTATTGATCCGCAGTATGGCACTCATGTCAGTGATCTAGAAGCATTTGCACCACACGTAACATTCGTTTCAGTACCGACTCCGATGGGAGAAGATGGTACAATAGACGATAGAATCATTAAGTCTGTGGTTGAAGAGATTATGGAGATGCCCACGGGAATGGTAGTAATCAAGTCTACGGTCACACCAGACGTTATATACGAGTTAACAACCAAACACATTGGTAGTGAACGCATTGTATACAACCCAGAGTTCCTTACCGAGAGAGCTGCTTTCGAAGAGTTTATCAACCCAAAGTTTCATATCATGGGTGGAGAATACGAATACACTAAACAATTAAAACGTGTATATCAACAGTACAGTCAATGTAGTCCATGTAAGGTGTTCTATATGACACCAATGGAAGCAAGTTTCGTCAAGTACGGAGTTAATTCATTCCTTGCAAGCAAAGTATTATGGTTTAATCAATTCAAAGACCTAGTAGACAGAAATGATAGTAGGTACTCAGTAGTTGCAAACGCAGTTGGATACGACGAACGTATTGGTAAAGGTCACACGAAAGTACCAGGTTTTGATGGTAAAAAAGGATTTGGTGGATCTTGTTTTCCCAAGGATACATCTGCAATTGCTAATTTCGCAGGTGGTAGTCTTACAGTCCTAGAAGAAGTCATTGAAGCAAACAATCTCTATAGGTCACAGTACATGTTAGACGATAGAGAGAAAGAACAAAATGTATCATTCAACTCGACCAAGTAGAGTCGCATCAGATAAAAACATAGATCAATTTCTACGCAGGTGGGAAAACCCATTTAATGCACGAGCAAGGTGGATAGAATCTCTTGTAAAAGAACACGGTTGGACTACTGGCGCAGAATTAGGTGTTAAAGAAGGTAGGGTGTTTATGTATCTTCTATGGAAATGTCAAGAACTTACAATGCATGGAATTGACGTGTGGGTTCATAAAGGTGCTGATTATGACGCAGATGTTTTACCAATTATTAATCCAAGTAAAATGCAATCGATTGCAGCTGGATCTATTGGTGCAAATAACTTCAGTATCAACTATGGTTATTACGTAAACATTAAAGAATTGACGGCAGGATATAATGGCAAAGGACGCGATAGATCCGTACTTCATAGAATGAATACAAACAAAGCGGCAAAACTTATAGAAGATAAAAGTTTAGACTTTATCTTTTTAGACGCAGATCATCATTATGAACATGTAAAAAATGATATTCTTACTTGGTTACCAAAGGTAAAAGATGATGGTTGGATACTTGGACACGACATAGACATGCCAGACGTAGAACGTGCAGTAAAAGAACTTTTACCAAAGTTTGATAATGCTAATCTAAACCAAGATAAAGGTTGTTGGTATGTAACCCCCCAGAACAGACCAGTGACAAAATAGTCACACTTTTATTTTAATTACAAAACAACTTGACTTTTGTTTTGAATACATATATACTGTATATATTAGATAAGAGGAGTCATATAATGGCACATGAATTAGAAACAATGGCATATGCAGGTGAAACACCTTGGCATGGTCTAGGAGTGGAAGTCTCCAACGAATTAACACCAATGATGATGATGGAGAAGTCTGGTTGTGACTGGACAGTTCACGAACGCGAATCATTCATCGAACATAATGGTGAGAAAATCAAAACAGGACAGAAGTCGTTAGTACGTTCTACAGACGGTAAGATACTTACCAATGTAGGTGAAAACTGGCATCCTGTACAGAATGAAACAGCATTTGAGTTCTTCTCAGATTTTGTTAACTCTGGTGACATGGAAATGCATACTGCTGGTTCACTTAAAGGTGGAGAGATGGTATGGGCACTCGCAAAGGTTAAAGAATCATTTGACCTATTTGGTGGTGATCAGGTAGATTCATATCTACTATTCTCAAACCCACACACGTACGGTAAGTCAATCGATATCCGATTTACTCCAATCCGTGTTGTATGTAACAATACACTAACAATGTCACTAGAACAAGATGTGACAGTTGGAACTAAACTATCTCACAGATCAGAGTTTAATGCGGATACAGTGAAAGAAACACTAGGTCTTGCACACGAGAAGTTCGGTAAATATAGAGATATGGCAGAGTTCCTTGGTAACAAGAGATTTACTGCTGATCAGTTACTTAACTACTACAGTGAAGTATTCCCATTAACATCAGGTGGAGATGATCTACCACAACAGGCAACATACGACAGTTTATCTCGTATGGCAAA